GGTGATGGCCGACCATGCGATGGTTGCGACGCCTTCCGCGAACGGGGTGCCGTCGGGCTTGACCAGACGCACAGGGATGACGAAGCCGGCCTCGTCGGCCTCGTCGTATTTCTGTACTACGAGCGTCTGGGTGAGCGGCGCGGCCATCACTTGGCCGCCCTGCCGGTGCCCGTCTTCTTGAGCACGGCGATGCCCTTGGGATCGAGGATCGCGTAGGAGTACATGGCCTCGGTGCGGTAGGCGATCTGGTTGACGCCCTTGAGGTCCTTGCCGGTGTTGTCGGGGTCGCCGTATTCGATGATCTCGCTCCAGATGTCGCGCACCATGCCCCACTTGATGAGGCGGAAGTCGCCGAGGAAGGCGAGGATGCCTGTCGCCGGGGTGATGAGGCGGCCGTTGACCGTGCCGGACGTGGCGGCCGGGATGCCGTCGAGGTTGCCGACCTGAAGGTTGATCGGGATCTCTGGGTAGAAGCGCTGGCCGGTGGAGGGGACGCGGATCTTGCGCAGCTCGTTCGCCATGGTCTTGGACAGGGCGATGCCGTTGATGTCGTACTCGTCGCCGACGGCCTCGGCGAGGCTGTCGATGTCGGCGACGCGATCGTCGGTGGCCGGCACGCTGACCGCGCTTTTGGCGAGCGCGTTGAAGCCTTCGAGGGTCGTTTTCTTCTTGGGGTCGAAGGCGTGGTAGATGACGTAGTCGAGGACGCGGCCCATTGCGGCGGCCTGGTCTGCCAGAATCTTGCTGGTGATCTCCAGTTTGGCGTCTTCGTCGGCCCACTGGAGCTCGTTGCTGACGCGGGTGGTGGTCTGTACCTTGAAGCGTTTGCCGACGACAGGGGTAAGGGTTTCCTCGTAGCTGGACTTCTGTGCGCCTTCGGCGACGACCTCGGCTTCGGAATTGCCGGTGAAGACCATGTAGTCCTTGTCGAGGAAGAGCTGGGGTTCGGAGGGGCTGAGGGCGGCGATGGTGCTGGTGTCCTTGGCGCGCTTGGTGATGACGGTGGCTACTTCCTTGGGGAGCAGCACCTTGCTGGTGTCAAGTGCCATGATGATGGTTTCCTTTCAGATGAGGGGTGAGGAGGTGTTGGCCGGTTAGAGGCCGAGGTTGCGCAGGTAGTTGACCATGCTCTCGTTCGGGCCTTTGCCGGACGGCTGGCGGTCCGCGCCGTGCACGGCCGGGGCCTTGGGTTTGGGGTTGAGCAGCTCGTGGATGCGCTTGGCGTGCGATTGCATGGCTTCGAGGCTGTCGCCTTCGATCACGTCGGCGGGTACGCCGGTCTCGGCCGACGCCTGCGCCTTCCACTCGGCCCGCTGCTTGGCGGTTTCGTAGGAGGCGACCTTGTCTTCGAGTTCCTTGACGTGTTTGGCGGCCTTTTCCTGTTCGGTCATGCTCGCTTCCTTGAGCTTTTCCAGCTCTTCGGCCGCGTTCTTGTTGTCCTTGGCGCGTTTCTCCCACTCGCGCGAGTGTCGGATGGCGTCGTTGTACTTGGCTTGCCAGTCGATGTCCTGCGGGGTCTCGTTCTGATCTTCGGCGTCCGAGCCTCCGCCGGGGTCGGACGGCGCGTCGATGAGGCGGATGTGCTTGGGCCACTGGTGGTGGAACATGGTTGCGTCCTTTCTGGATGTGCGCCCTTTTCGGGCATTAAAAAAAGCCGCCCGTGCGGGTAGCTGTAGTGGTGGGTGCAGGATTCGAACCTGCGTGGCTTGCGCGGCCGCTTTACAGGCGGCTCCATTCGGCCTCTCTGGCAACCCACCGGATGGTATGATTGAGCTGTAAGCGCCCCCGCTACCGCCATTTGGGTAGTAGCCGAGGCGCTTACTTGATTCTTTGGAGCCGTTGGTCTTTGGAGATGATGTAGACGGCCCCGTTTTTGAAGCGATTGCTTTGGAGGATGTATCTCTTGAGCTGTTCGTCGCTCATATTCGGGTTTTCGCTGTTGTCGATGATGAGTCTGGTGGTGTCGGTTTTTTTGCCGGCGCTGCCTAGGTATCCATCGATCGACCGGAATGATTTGGCTTTGTCCGGCGTCTTGATTTCGATGCCCCCGGCCCAGTCGGACAGGCCGACTCGTTCCATGATGTGGGTTTCGGGGTTTTCGACTTCCTTGTAGTCGAGTTGGAACATTGGTTTGATGCCGAATTTGCGCGCGCGTTCGGCCGTTCTGATTTCTTGGGGCCGGGCTTTTTGCGTTTCGGCTTTGATTGCGTCCGATGCGAATTCGATGCTTGGTTCGGTGCCGTCATAGAGCCATTGCCGGTCGCGCCAGCCCATTTCCGAGACGATGCGGTGGATGGTCCATTCGTCGTATTTGTCTATTTCGGCGGTTTTCTTGCCTTTGGCTTTCATCTCGGCGACGTATTTCGCGTATTCGTCGCTGTTGAGCATATTGGCTATGGATTGGCGGCACTGCTTGTACCGTTCCTTCATGCCGTCGGGGTCGTAGCCTTTGACTTGCGCCTCGCCCCAGTTCGATACGATGCGGCAGTCGTCGTTCTTGTGGTATCGGCTGCCGCGTCCACCGGCCTTTTCCTCGCTCCAGTAGACGAAGCCTCTGGAGGCCATGAGGATGCAGAAGGCGCAGGTGGGGCCGACTGGCACGCGGGCGTATCTTGGTTGGGACGGGTCGTTTTCTCCGTTGAACCGCGATGTGAGCCGGGCCGTGGAGCCGACGATGTCGGCGGCGAGGTTCATCCATTCGTCCTCGCCGTATCCGTCCGTCTTCATCGCCCATAGATCGTCCATCGTGAGTCCGGCCTTGCTGCGGTTGTTGATGACGTCCACGAATTTGAGGCCGACATGGTCGGTGCTGTTGTATCCTCCGACGATCTGCCAGAATGCCCGGTCCGCGCTTACTTGGGATGGCTCGTATTCGGGCAGATCCACGCCGGCCGCTTCGCTCCACGCCGACCTGACGGCGTCGTAGTAGTCGTTGGCGAGCCGGTTGGCGCGCCCGGCGTATTCCTCGAAGACCTCGGTGCGCAGGTAGTGCAGAGGGTCTTCGAAGTTGTCCCATGCCACGCCGGCGGCCATCTGTTTGGCTTCGAGGGTCAGGTCGGCGAGCATGTCCTGATAGTCGTCCCATAGATCGTCAAGATGCGTTTGGAACGCTTGGCGCTGTGCCGGACTGAGGTTGTCCAGCGGCAGATTGGTCGGTGTTCCCGTTGCCATTGCTGTTCGCCCCCTGTTGTTCGTCGGTCTTGGCGATGGTCAGGCGTGCTCGGAGCTCGTCGATGGATTGCTGCGTGCGCTGTTGGCGTTCGTAGGCCCGGTGGGCCTTGATTTCGTCCCATGTCAGGCCGGCGCGGGTGAGTCCCACGTCGCTGTCGGCGAAGTCGGGGTTGGTGGATGCGACCTTCTGGTACCAGTCTGCGCGGGCGGCGTCGCTGGTTTCCTTGACCGGTGCCCAGATGGGGCGCAGTTCGCGCAATGCGTCGGGGTCTGCGCCCTGATAGGTCAGTGCGATGCTCATGGCTTCCTTCAACGCGCGGCCGAAGCGTTTGTTTTGCCGGTCGGCGGTGCGGGACAGTTTGCGTTCGGCTTCGGCCATCGCCTCGGCCGAGGCGGGGTTGTCCATCGTGATGCCGAGGTCGTTGACGGGGATGTCGGTTTCGGAGCTGACCATGAGGGCGATGGTGCGCAGCATGTCGGCGTGCGGGGTCATGGATGCCTGCTGGAGCTGCTGCATGGTGGGCTTGTCGCCGTTCTTGTTGGCGGGCATGCCGTTCATGACGCTCACGATGCTGCTCCATGTATCGTCGGTGAACTTCTTCGACGCTCCGATGAACCACACGCGGGGGGCTGCGTAGAATTCGGCGGTGGCCTCCATGCGCACCATGGTTCGCAGGCCGAAGTCGGTCAGGTTCATGAGCGTGCGGGTGATGCGGCTGTTGCCCAGCGGATGGTAGGACTGGGCGTCGTTGACGAGGGGCACTACGCTTGGCCGGTCGAGGTGGGTTTCGATCGTCCGCGCCGTCCACAGGCCTTCGCTGTCGTCGATTTCGTAGACCTTGCCGGGCAGCCATGCGGTGAACGCGGTGATGCGCCCGGTTCTGTCGTCCTTGTCGGTGATGGTCAAAGCCGAGCCGAGGCGGCGGCGTCGGCGGTCCCAGATACCCGCGCTCCAGTCGGCCGAGCGGGGCAGCATGAGGATGCGGCCGGGTTCGTCGGGGTCTTCGTACACGGTGATGAAGCTGCATCCGTGGATGTAGGCGCTGGTGATCGCCTCGGAGACGTCGGTGTCCCATGCGTTGTCGTCCACGAGTTCGTCCACCTGCGCTTGCAACGGGTCGGGCGCGTCGAAGCCCTCGAACACGTTGAGGTCGGCGAGCGCTCGGACTGCTTTGTTGGGCCATCCGATCATTGGTTTGGCGAGGGCGCGCATTTCTTTGGGGATGCTGTAGGCGACGCCGTTGTATCGGTATCGGGCTTGGTAGTATTCGGCTCTCAGCATGTTGCGTGCGTAGTGGTCTTGCCATGTTTTGAGGAGTTTTTGGATGGTGGGCATGTCGTCGTCTTCGACGCCTTTGATGCTGGTGATGTTGGCGGATTGGACGGCGAGGTAGGCGTCTTGGGTGGCGGGGTTGGTGATGGCGACGCCGTTGTGGTCGGTGGTGGGCATTAGAACCATGTCTCCGTTTCTTGGGTGGGGTCTCTTCTGGTGGTCATGGCCCCGTGGAGGGCGAGGGTGACGGCATTGAGCGGGCTGATGTCGGTGTCGTCGTCGGGTCGGTTCCATCCGAAGAGTCCGTTTTTGCCGATGGGGCGTGTGGTGGCTTTGGCGGCGGCTTGCCAGAGTGGTTGTTGGCCGTCTTCGGGCAGGTGGGTGAGGGTGCCGTCTCTGAGCATGTCCTGGAGGCGTCCGCAGGCGCGGCCCATGTCGGTGGCGGCGGTGACGGTGACGGCGACGCCGGCTTCGGCGAGGTCGGGCAGGAGCGCGGTGGCGGGGCTTTGCCCGTCGATGACGAGCGCGGCGGTTTGTTCCCAGACCTTGTCGATGAGGTTGACGGCCCACATGGTGCCGTCGTGGTTGGTGTCCCTGTATTCGGCGAGTTCGATGTGGGCGGTGCCGTCGTCGTATCGCATGCACGCGCCGATGGTCAGGCGTGTGCGTGTGGGGTTCATGTCGATGCCGAAGCTCATGACGCCGCCGGGGCGGCGGGCGTCGATGGTGGCTTCCTCCCATTGGCGGCGGTCGATGGCGCGGCTGAGGGCGTGTTCGTCCCAGATGCCGAGGGCTTCGCGCCGGAAGTCGTCGCCGGTGAGGTTTTCCCACAGGTTGGCGATGGATTCGTCGCTGGTGTGGGCCGGGTAGCTGGGGTTGGCTTTCCTCCATTGTTCGCGGTCGAGGGGGTCGGCGTCGCGGTCTGCGGTGAATTCGACGTAGAGGGTGCTGTGGGTGCGGCCCGCGCGCGTTTTGTCCCTGAGGCGGGTGAACGCTTCGCCGTTGTCCCTTGGGCTGGGCGGGGTGCCCATGTAGATGGTCTGTGGGTTCCAGGCGCGGTTCTGGGTCGGCAGCATCGACGCCATCGCCGAGTCGGACAGGTGCTGGGCCTCGTCGATGACGAGCAGGGCGATCTTCTTGACGCCTCGCAATGCGCCGCGTTCGCGGGCGCGGAAGAAGATGCGCGACCCGTTGCGGAAGCGTATCTCCTCTTTGCCGGCGGCGAGGCTGATACCGTGGTCGGGGTCCACGAGGCCGCTCATCTCCGGCCTGAGCACGATCGCGCACAGGCTTTCGAACGTGTCCTTGATGACGCTGAAGTGCTGCGCCGTCCACACGATGCGCATGCCGGGGGTTCGGGCGGCGCGGTGGATCGCGACCCAGCCGATGTCGTAGGTCTTGCCGGTCTGGCGTGGAATGGACAGCGCGACGTTGCGGGCGCTCCAGAAGCCGTCGGCGCTTTTCGCGAGGATGATCCGGTTGATCTGCCGCTGCCAGACGTCGAACCGGTCGCCCGCCGCCGCTGCGAGCCTGTTGAGGCTCGGCTCGCCGCTGGTGTACAAATCGTCGGGGATGATCTGGCAGGCCGCCCCGTCAATCCTCGTGCTCATCCAATCGTTCGTCCTCCGTGTCCAGGGCCTGCATGGCCGGGTCGTGCTCGTTCGACGCCTTGTCGATCGCCTCGATCTCGGCGCTCATGTCCGCCAGGCGTTTCGTCAATGACGCGAGGTCGCGTGAGCTTATCGACCCTTCGTCGAGCTTTTCGGCGATCAGGTTGCGCATCGCCACCAGGAGGCGGCGACGGTCCCCGGAAGCGGCGGCATTGCTGACCCTATGGGACTTCGACGCGCTCTTCGACCGGGTGGTTTTCGACGTTCTGGCGACCATGACGGCTCCTTGCCAAGTGTGGAAAAAAGTCCGGGGGAAAAACGGCCCTTTGCCCGTGGTGGCCGTGAGATGGCCGGGTAGGGTCTACTCCCTACCCCCGAACCAGTCCGAGCAGCGGATCGGCCCGGCCGAGGCCGGCGTGCTGCGCTGCGGTGCTTTGCCTTGCGTGATGAGGTGGGCGACGCGCTCGCGTGCCCATGCCAGACTGTGCGTGCCCTTGATGGCGTTGCACCATCGGTGCGCCGGCCCGCTGTTGTCGTGCGTCAGGGTGCCGCCTCGCGCCAAGGGTATCGTCTCGTCGATCACGAAGCTGTACGGGTCGGGCGAACGCAGCGTGTAGTCGATGGGCCGATAGCAGATGTAGCAGTCGGCTTGCATGTGCCGCCATCGCTGCTGCTCCAGCCTGCGCCTGTGCCCGTTGCGTTTGCGCGGGTTGCTCACTTGAGCCTCGGTTTCGCGGTGCATTGGCTGACCTCGACGCCGGCCCTGAACACGATCTCGTCGGCGATCAACGGCACCCACACGATGCCCAGATCGTCGCGCCCCACCTCCGGGTAGGGCTGCCGGTCGGCCAATGGGTAGGGGAAGATCAAGCCGTCCACGAGCACACGCCCCTTGCTGGCGTCCACTTCGATGCGCTTGGGACACAACGCCATGACACGCCTCCAATCGAACGCTTGTACGGATCGACAGACTGCGCTCGCCGGCGGGAAGAAGAGGGTAGAACCGGCGGCGAGGCGTCTGTCTGCGGTGGTTTCTCGGGTGCCGCATACGCTGGTTGTGCACGGTGCCGGCGGCGGCTGGCGGATGGTGCGGGATTCGAACCCGCGAAGCATGAGGCTATCATGCTTGCCCGCTTAGCAAGCGGGTGCCTTCGGCCGCTCGGCCAACCATCCAGCGGGAACAAAAAAGCCCCGCCGGCATGGGCAGGGCTTTCTCGATACTCCGATTACACGCGACAGCGTAACACGGAACCGGGTCAGGGGTCAAGCGTCGTCGTGGTCGCGTTCGGCCTTGGCCTGGGCGCAGGCGAGCAGTTCCATGATGTTCCACGCCCAATAGGGGCCCTCGATGTGTCTTGTGCCGGGCATTTTGCCGCGTGCGCGCCAGTTCTTCAGGTCGTTGCCGCTCACGTTGACGCCGGTGTTGGCCCTGATCCAGCGGGCGGCGTCGGCCTGGGTGCGGGTGATGTGCATGAGGCCCGCGCTGCGCAGGTATTCGAGCCTGATGCGCCGCAAGTCGAGCCATGCGCCGCATGCGGGGCATATCGCATACCGTGCGTCTCGGGCGGCGTAGATGGGCGTGCGCACCGGCTCCCCCTGCTCGTCGCGACCGTTGAGACAGTCGGGGCATACGCCGACGAGCCGTTTCTCCGCACTGTGCGACGTGGCCGCGTCCACCCGTTCCGCAAGACGCAGGGTGTCCGCGTACAGGCCGGAGGCGTCTTCGAGCCGGGCGAGGTCGCGCATGCGGCGCAGCAGCAGGCGGATGAGGTCGGCCCATTGCATGAGGGTGCGCGCCCGCTCGTATCGGTCATATCCGAGCGGCTTGATGCCGAGCCGGCCGCCCATGAGCTGCAAGTGCACCTCCACCGCGTCGAACAGGGCTTGGGCGGTCTCGTTGACCGGCGGCGCGGCATACGCCGTGTTGCCGTGACGAGGAGAGCGCTCGCGGGTGGTGGCTTGTTTGTAGGCGATCTGCTGGAGGGCTGGCATGCCGGCCTTCAGGAGCCATGCGAGGCGTCGCGCCCAGTCTCGGGCGCATGCCTCGCAGATGGTGGCCTCGGCCGGTTTGCCGCAGATGACGCAGTTGTGTTCCATATCCCCCGCCCTTGTCGGTGCTAGACTTGCCTTTTGGACAATGCAATGCCTCTGCCGCAAGGTGGGGGCTTTTTATTTGCCTCGCCGCCGTTCCCGGCATGGCGGATTGGCCGGGGGCGGCTTGATTTC